AAACTTTATGATATGGCTTTCGAGCGAGATCGCTTTAGGAGAGATGTAGCTATTATTTGCGGTAGAGGTCCAAGAAATACAAGAGCGCTTACGACAATGGTGGTTAAGAGAACTGTGTGCGAATACGCTCCGTTCGAAGCCGTTGGAATAACATTAGAGGGATATATCGCAGACTGCCAAGCGATAGAGGAGCGGAGCTCATGAGCAAAACCTACAAATATGCTGGACTGACCAAGGAGCTACATCAACGGTTGATCAATGAACATGCAGCACTTAAAGAGGCACATCCGAAAGATTACAAGCAACATTTCCAAAAAGTGAGACAGTGCAGCGAGAAACAAGCGATTATCATTTTGCAAGCACTCAATAATGCGGTCGTGGAGCGTCAGAGAATCTCACCTCAAACAGTCGATAGACTGAAAGGCATCATTTCTGATGAGCTATATCATGACCTTAAAGCATATCTATCCAAGAATTACACAAGAGGTAAAACCACGCGCCCAGTTTTGGATAAAACCAACGCAGGACTGCCAGCGGAGCTATTCCAGGAGTTCCGTGAGGAAGTGGAAGGGCTACGCAAGGAACACCCTAACGACCTAAACAAGTACATTAGAGATATTAAAGGGTGCGATAAGAAGAAAGCTAACAAAACCCAAAACGCCATCAATCAGTGTTATTTAGAGAAGGCTGCTTTAACTCCTTTGAAGGCCATTCAAATGGAAGGCGTGCTGTCAAGAGAGCTATTCAGTAAGATTGTTGATTGTGTCTTCAATCATTATGAGTGGCCTGAAAGGTTAGATGACGAGATTGGCAGAATTATTCTGAAATATCGTAAAAAAGGCGAGTTAGGGCGTAATAAAATTACGGTCAGAAAAGCCTTGTATAAAGCCTATGCGTTAGGCATGTAGCTAGTGAGGGTTCGACTCCCTTACTAGCTATTACCAGTCAATATAAATTAGAAAAGAGGAGCCTTTTGATTTCTTTTCATTCAAATCAGCGGAAGCGTGACTGGTCGTTGACGCTACCCAAATCCAGTAAATCTAAAATATAGAAAGTAGGTATCCTTTATTTTTATCTTTACAAAATCTAAAACGCTCATACTGGTAGCGTGATTATCCAAGGCTTATGCCTGCAATTGGATATAGGTCAGAAATCTCCATAATTCTTGTATTATTTCAAAAACGAAGGAGGAAAATCTCCAAAAAAATGATTTCACTATATCTGGCTGGAGTGGTTACTCAAGGGGTTCGATTCCTCTTGCCAGCCATTGTCTGTCAAACACTAAAAATAAAAAATGAAGCTAAAAAAAATGAATATAGATTTTTAGTGGCTTGAACACTTTTCAACACCGAGCAAGCTGACAGACCTTGCTCAACAAAAACCCGGCAAATTTAAGAGAAAAGGATGTGAAACACCCTCTTTCTTATCGATATCGCATTACTAAAAAAAGCCAAAGATCTTGCTGGTGTCTTGGCTAGAAGGAGGTGATAAAAGGCCCAAGAAACAACCCAAAAACAAATACATTAATCTTTCCCTTATAAAACTTCTTAATGTTTTTTGGGCCAAACAAAAAAGACCGACATAATGGCCGGCACTCTTTGGAAATCAACACTACTATTATACCAAAGAGGATAGAACAATGCTATTGCCGGAAATTGATGAAAAAGCAACTATCAAACGTTGCAAGCGAAAACTTCGAGAATACCCTAGATGGCGAGAGATAGCACACGATAGCGCTGAGCAGAAGATCACACAAGAGTTTACCTTCATGCCACGAGGTGGTAGCGGAGTGAGCAGACCAGTGGAAAATATCGCAGTTAGGCGTGTTGATGCTATGAACGAGCTAGAAGCCATAGAGCAAGCAGTTAGCGGGCTATATCGTCCAGACTATCGCAGAATACTGATAGAGAAATATCTGGCATACCCTCCGAAACCAAACTGGCAAATCGCCCAGGCAATCGGATTCGAGAGGACGGCTTTTCAAGAATTGCTAAATAATGCTATCCTAGCATTTGCAGAATTGTATAGAGATGGCAAATTAGTTGTGGAACGTTGAAATAACGGTATTTCAACGGTTAATTCACGGTGTCTAACAACTGTTTAAGGTGGTATTATTATATTATCGAAGAAAAAACAAAGAGCGCCTACAATTGGGCGCTTTTGTTATGCGTGTAATTTGAGTTCAAGTGCCTCTGTAAGCACTTGAGAGAAATTGAGGTTATTTTCTTCAGCTAAGTCATTAAGCCATTCTGGGATAGTGACATTTTTACGAACTTTTTTAGAATGATACTTACGCATGTAGGCGGCCATATCAATGCTAACAAGAGCGATATCGCTATCTGGATATTGCTCTTTTAATTCGTGGATTGGTGTTGCTTTTGGGTACTCTGAGTAATCTTCCAAAGCAAAACCTAGAACTTCTACAGCCATAGCGTGGGCTTCTTCAATATCTTTGCCCTGTGTAATAGCTCCAGGCACATCTGGAAAAGTGACAGTGATGTAACCATCGCTCGGTGTGAATACTGCTGGATATAATTTCATGATGTTCCTCCGTTTATATGAGTAGGCAAAAAGCCAAGTGGATTATTTTAATCCAGCTTGCTTTAAGATGGCATCCTCTGTTCCTTTGCTCAAATCTTTATTGTGCATTGGTACAGTTGTTTGATGACCTTTGTCATCTCGCATTTTGAGGTGGCTACCACGTTGACTAATTTCGTAGAAGCCATTCTTTTTTAGGTGCTTGACCATCTGTTTAGGTGTCATTGGCATTTTTGCTTCCCTCACTTTCTATACTTATATTATACACATGACAAAAGGCTTTGTCAACAGAAATACGCATAAAATACACACTTTTAAGGAGGTGATGGACATTGGGCTAAATCAACGGCAAAAGTTATTTGCGGATGAATACTTGATATCTGGTATAGCTTATAATGCAGCTCTAAAAGCTGGTTATTCCGAGAAATATGCTAAAGCAAGAAGTCATGATTTGTTGGAAAATGTCGGAATCAAGGCTTATATCGAAGAGCGGATGAAAGAGCTTGAAAAGAAAAAGATTGCAAAACAAGATGAAGTTATGCAAGTTTTTACTTCGATATTGAGGCAAGAGTTGATGGAAGAAGTCGTCGAGCTAAACGCCGTTACAGGTCGGTTCGTCAAGACTAAGAAGCCCCCGTCCATTTCTGAGGTCATTAAAGCTGGTAGCGAACTTATGAAACGCTATCCAACCGCTAAGCAAGCTGAGAAATTGCAACTTGAGATCGAAAAACTCAAATCTCAAGTTGGTGGTGATGAAGGGCAAGATGAAAAAATTGCTGGTTTCCTCGATATTATCAAAGGAGCTGTGAGCGATGGACTTGAGTAAGCTCTATACCAAACGGCAATTGGATGTGTTGCACTATATCTGGAACCACGACTGGTTTATATGCGGTCTTCATGGCGCTAAACGTGCTGGTAAGACAGTAGTTAACAATGATACGTTTGTAACTGAACTGAGCCGTGTTAGAAAGATTGCTGATCGTCTAGGCGTGGATGAGCCTATCTATATCTTAGCGGGCACGTCGTCAACGTCGATACAGAATAACGTGTTGCAAGAACTTTACAACAAATATGGATTTGAGCCAAAATACGATAAGCATGGCTCTTTCGTTTTTTGCGGTGTAAAAGTCGTGCAAGTATACACTGGCTCTATATCTGGGCTTAAGCGTGCCCGTGGTTTTACGGCTTTCGGAGCTTACGTCAATGAAGCGTCACTAGCGAATGAGGTAGTTTTCAAAGAAATCATCTCACGGTGTTCGGGCGAGGGTGCTCGTGTGGTGTGGGATAGTAACCCAGACAACCCAAACCATTGGCTTAACCGAGACTACATTGGCAAGAATGACGGCAAGATTATAGATTTTAGTTTCAAGCTCGATGATAACACTTTCTTGTCGAAACGCTATATCGATTCTATTAAGGCGGCTACGCCACAGGGGAAATTCTACGATAGAGATATTTTGGGTAAACACTTGCCCCGCTGTTGAGTGATCAGCAGATGAAAAACTGGGTTAAAATTGGAAGGCTAAGTTTTGCAAAACGCACTTTAATATAGTATAGTATAAGATATACTAGGAGTGCGGACATGGGTTTAAAGATATATTCAATCACAAATAAAATTAACAATAAGAAGTATATTGGCGTTACAAAAGATTTAGATACGAGAAAAAGAAAGCATTTTTGGGAGTTAAAAAACAATAGACACTCAAACGAAAAACTCCAAAGAGATTACAATGTTTTTGGGGCTTCTGCTTTCGAGGTCGAAATTCTAGAAGAATTAAAATACGCCACCAAAAAAGAAGGTTTTAAAAAAGAAGTTTTCTACATTGGGAAATATAATTCTTGCGATGATGGCTATAATATGAGCTACGGTGCTGACGGAAGTAACTTGTCACAGATAACCGACGATACTCGAGAGAAACATCGTCAAGAAATGTTGGGCAATACTTACTGGCT